CAATCATCTGGCATAAGCGTAGCATCATCTATTTTTGCAGAGTGGAATATGAACATTCCACAAAACTTTGCTAAGATTGGCAACTATAGATATCGTCCAACATCAACATCTATCTACAGCACAATAGTTTCTTCATATGACAAATATGATGCTGGTAATTTCTACACTGGGGCAACTGATGCAGACGTAACAATAGACGGTGGAGTAGATGAGTCTGAGCAGCCATTGGCATTTACTCAGCCAAAAGATCAGGTAAAGCTCTTGTTTTCTCTAGAGGATTGCTTCAATAAGTTTAGACCTCGCTCTGGAATCAATAAGGCAAAATATTTTGCAGATAGATTTTTCCACTATAGCGATAAAGATATGGCCAAGCGTCCTAGATATTATATTGCCACAAAAAGTGATGCCTTCAAATATTGGACATCAGACAGAACTGAAGACGGTACAAGAGGAATATCCTACCCAGTTAAATCTGGTAACTCAACATCATACTTCATTGATGACGCAGCTCCATTTATTGTTTATTCAGAAAGTGTTCCAGCAAACAGAATTGTTGTAAAGATGCAGACACACATTGGATCAATTAACAAGGGTCCTTTTATTTCGTCTTCAGGCACAACGCTTGCTGATCCATTCTATGGTCAGGAAAATAGCAAAACACCAAGCAAGTGGAGAATCCAATACCTTGACGAGAATGATACTTGGGTGGATGCAGCTTCATTTTTGCCAACTGATAAAAGACTTAATGGAGCTCCAATCATTGGTTCAGACGGGTATGTTGAGCTATACTATGGTGCAATAATTCCATCAGAGTATTCATCAATTTTTAATTACAAGAGAAAGTTTATTTCTCAGCAAATGCTACCACTTAGTCCTGATTTGGGATCTACCTACTTAGTTCGTCCAAATGCTTCAGATGCTGGTACATTTTATATTTACACATCCTCTGGCTATAAGTCATTTGCTGCCAGGTACGGATGGTCGCTATCTGACACAGAAGTGCTAGACTTTAGAAACACGATTGACGTAACGGAATCAGCAGACTACTTTATTGATCAACTATCTGGCAAGA